ATCGCCGACTCCCGCCGATCAAGCGGGGCCGGGGAAAGCCGCTGTTCAGGTACGGACGCAATTTCGGCGGGACATGATCCAGCGGGACGGTGCCGGCCAGCTCCGCCGCTCGCGCCAAGGTGCGGACATGGGAGACGGAAATAGCCAACCGGTCAGCGGCCTGCTGGTAGGTCAGGAGGGTCATACCCGCTCCCGCATCGCCGCTTGCGTTGCTTTGCGGGCGGCGACTTCGGCTTGGAGGGCGGCGAACCAAGCATCATGCTGATCGGGCTGTTTTTTGACCGGCGGGGCCGGTAGCGCGGCTATTGCCAGAATCTTTTTTGTGCGATTACGGCGGCGCGGTTGTTTCTTAAACAGCCATGTCGCCGACTGGCCTTTCCGGTGCGTAATCGCAACAAAATCCCGATCGGAATGCAGTTTTTGAGCAATGGTACGTCCTGACGCGCCTGCGATAAATCGACTCAGGTCTTTGGCGGTCATCGGGCCGTATTTTTTCAGCAGGGATCGGGCTTGATTAATGATCGGCGCATTCGCTTTATCGCGCCGCATTTTGCCGTCAATCGATTTACGCTTGAGCCAGCAAGCCCGACAGCAATTGCAGTGATATTTACGAACGCCGCTTCTCGTTGATGTTTTTGGGAAGTCATCCATCGGCTTTTCGATCCCGCAAAGGTTTTTGATTCCATTATTCGGCCTCAGCCCATTCGTATTTCACAATATCAGGATAGCCGCTGCTATTCGCGGCGGGGCGGACGTGGATGGCGGCGGGTTTTATCAATACATACGTCCTATCCGTTATAAAACCGTCTACATCCATTACAAGAGCGTCTTCAACCGTTTTAGGAATAAAAGTATCTGCAATATCTCGATCCAGCCACCACTTCTCCGCTTTTTGCCGGGCATACCCGGTATGTTCAACACACACCCATTCGCTCGCCACCCGCAAAAACCCACTGAAATAATCCACGCGCAAGGTCGGAATGCCGGACTTGCCAACGTGGCGGGAATACAGGATGTTGGAGACGGGATAGCGAACGGGCGGGGCCAGTGGAGTGATGCCCGCGATAATCGCGTGATTACCGGCTTTCGGCAGTTCAATCGGTTGATCCTCCGCCGGAAACTCGTGACCGCATTCCGGGCAAACCGCCGCAAACCGGCTGATTTCGGCGTGGCATTCCGGGCATTCTTTGCGGTCGGCTTTCGGGATTTTCAGTTTCGGCGCTTTGAGGGATAGCTGATCAATCGGGCCATGCCGTTCAGTATTTCCACAAAAATCCAAACATAAACAGCCGCGCTTTCTATCGCCTTCAATGGCGGTTTTATCCGGCGTGGGTCTGCTACCACGACCCATCATCTGCACATACAGGATCGGGCTAATCGTGGGGCGAGCCACGATCAGGCAGTCGGTATTTGGGGCGTCGAATCCGGTGGTTAAGACGCCGACTGAGACTAATGCCGTCAAATACCCTTCTTTAAAATCGGCGATGAATTGCGCCCGGTTTTTCTTTGAGGTTGCGCCGGTAATGGCGGCGGCGGGAATGCCTTTGGCGGTCAACCATTCGACCGTCAGGTGCGCCTGGTCTACCCCGGCACAGAATACGAGCCAATGTTTTCGGCTGTCGTCGGTTGCCAGCTTGACGGCCTCGGTTAAGAGCGGATCAAGTACGTCGTCACGCGACATGAGTGCGTTGAGCTGATCATCTCGATAGTCGCCTTTCTCGATTTTGACGCCACTTAAATCCACCTGATATTTCGTCGGTTGCGGCCATAGCGCAGCGAGGTAATTATCGTGGATCATCGGCACCAGTTGCTTGCTCAAGTCGCAACAAATATCAGTAAACAGCCGGTCATCGCCTTTTACCAGTGATTCATACCCGCCAGTCATCTGCTTGGTGCCGGGCATATAACGGAAGGGGGTGGCGGTCAGGCCAATCAACCGCATATAGGGATTCATCTCCATGAGGTCGGAGATAAATCGCCGATAGGTGCCACCGTGATTCAGCGGGACGCGGTGCGCTTCATCAATGAAGACCAATTCAATCGGGCGGTCATAATTCGCCAGAATTTTTGCTTTACTGAACACGGATTGGATGCCACAGTACAAGATCGGCGATTCAGTATCCGCATAACCCAGTCCGGCGGAATACAATCCGACGGGCGCATTGGGCCAAATCCGCAGCAGCTTATCGACATTCTGCGTCAGTAGTTCCGCAACGTGCGCCAGCACCATGACGCGGGATGTGGGGTAATCCACCAACACGCGGCGGATTAGCTCGGCAATCATAATCGACTTGCCAACGCCAGTAGGCGCAACAATCACCGGATGACCGGGATTGCCGGAATTGAAATAGTCGAATACAGAATCGACGGCGGCGGCTTGGTAGGGACGGAGTTGCATTAGACAGACCTCTCCATCATTGCGTAATAAGCCCCGTCCACCACTTCAATCAGATTCCGCAACCTTGCCATTTTCGGCAGATCGTGATTCCAGCGGCTCCAGAATCCCGAAACCGCTTGCGTCAGTTTCGGAAAATCAGATTCAGTGAGTTGCCCGGAAATGATCTGCTGTTCCGGTAGTTCCATTGCCACAGAAATTTCAGTCAGTACGTCATCGGCGGGCGGCGGTTCTATCGGGCCGGATTCCGCCAGCATGGTTCGGCTACTGGTTGCGCCCTTGCCAATTTCGACGGTTGATCCGTCTTGGCGCCGGAAGGTAATCGCGCCCGTGGCGGGATTCGCGCCAATAGCCTCGCCGTGATTCGCCAGTAGGTCAGGATGCCAGACATGGGAGTCGCACGCGGCGGTTTGTGCGGCAACGTCCATCGGGCGGCTATGCAGTTCGCACTGCCAAGCAGCATCTCCCGTCATCATGGCGGTTGAGTGGGCGCACGTCCGGCAATTGACTTGCGGGAGTGCCGGGCCGTGACAAAGAGGATGGTGATCGCACCATTTGCAGGTGTACCAGGCCGGGTTTTCACTGATTTTCAGCGGGGGACGTTCATCGGCAATAATCGTTTCCGCCTTTTTGATCAGCGCATCGGCGGCGGTTTTATCGTAAGCCGTTCGGCAAGATACGATGTCCCGACAGCCCGGCGTGGCAACGGTCAGATAATGCCGAGTGAAGTTCAGTACCGCGCATATAGACCTGCGCTTGCGCGTGGTACGTTTCGTCCCACAGTGCCAGCGCATTCTTCTCGCCCTTTTCAAGAATGAGCTTTTTAAGCAGCGCGACTTTCTTTTCATTGCAGACCTTCGCTTCCCACACATGCGGGGTTTTTGGCGCTTGTTTCAGCCCTTGAATCACGCCGTCTAAATGGCCTCTGAAATGCCCGGCACAATCCTCAATGCCGATTTGCTGTCTGGTGTCATCGTCCTGAGTCCACAGTTCAATGCCGGGGATTTTCCGCAGCCACTCAATAAGCACCTGTTCGCCACGATGGCCGTCCTGAATTCGGCGCAAACCAGCGGCGGGGATGGTGCGATTCAATGTCCAGCGAAAGGAGTACCAGAGGCTACGGCTGCACGGATTGCCGATTTGCGACGCGCCCAGGTACGGGCGATGCTGATTGGATTCAGCCGCTTCAATGACTGCGTCTAACGCGGCTAAAGTCGGGTCTTGATGGGTCGGAATAGTGGGCATAGCGGTTTTCCTGAATGCGCCTTCCGTGGCGCTGGGGATGAATTAGGCGGGCGGATTAAAACGGGATGTCTTCCAGTTCCGGTTCCATTTCAACCACCGGTTCAGGCGTTTTCGGCCCCCAGGGCTTGCCATTGACGGCGGCGGACGGCGGCGGCGGTGCTTTCGGCGGGGCTGCGGGCCGGGACGTTGTTTGGCGGGCGGCAGTGGCGGCGGGCGGCGTGGTTGCAACGACGGGCATTGCGCCATTCATCGGTGCCCACTTCTTAATGCGATTCTTTTCCGGCCATTCGCCGCCTTTGCCGTCCGGTTTGGGCGGGATGTACTCCACCGTGATTTTCATCGGCTTATCGTGGAGCAGGTCGCTATTGTCGATCTGCATCACCCCGCAAGCCCGGCAAATCGCGCTCAATTCGCGCTGGGCAATCTCAACTGCCTTGGCGTTGCTGTTAATCAGATTCAGGTTGTGCCAAATCATCCGGCCTTTCTTGGGGCCGTCAATGATTTGAAACGCCAGGACCAGATATTGCCCGTCGCCGTTTTTGGTGTTCCTGAATCCGCTGCTGGAAATCAGCGTGATGTATTCGCCGCTAGGGAGGGCGCTGAAATCAGCGGGTTCTACGTCTGCGGCGTTGAAGTTTCCGATAAAGGCCATTGGTGTCTCCGGTTACTCAGTCAGTCAGGCCGCTGCCAGCGCGGGCCATGACATGGGCAAAGTGTCGGGCAGTGCGTAGCGGTTTTTCGCCAGATACGCTGGTTTTTCGCCGGTATGCAGCAGCCGTTCACCACTGGAAACGGCTTTCTTGACCATCTTTTGCTGGGTGACGGCTTCCGCTTTGACGAAGGTTTTGAAATTAGCGAATAGGACGGCATCGGCCCATTCCTGAATCACCGCCGATGATTTGGCGGGCATTTTCGGCTGATAGCGTTCATAGCTGTCGCTATCCGGCGGGTCATAGCGTTTAATCTCGGCATGGGCGATCAGAATCACGCCCATCCCCCGGTCCCGACGCAGGGCATTAAACCAGCCCAGCAATAACAGCCATTGCTCGGCACAGAGGATTGTGTCCTTGCCATAGCTGCGGGCTTTCTCATCGTGGTCTTCCTTGATCTGCGCTTGAATCAGGTTATCCAACCAGTCGGCTGAATCTAAAACCACGGTCTGAAAGTCATGCTTTTCAGCGTAGAGGGTATTCAGGGCGTCAATCACGTCCTGCACACTGGTCGCCAAGGGAAACGCCGGGCTTTCCAATTGGCCTAAGCCGTCCTCAGTCTGGATAAAAATCGGACTGGGAGACTGGGACGCCAGCGTGGTTTTGCCCACGCCATGCGGGCCGAATACCATAATGCGCGGCGGCATGGGACGCGGCCCGCGAGTGATAGAACTCAGATCGAAGGCCATGATTAAGCTCCCTTCACAGTGACTTGCACCGCCCCGGGCTTGGTGGTCAGGCAACCCGCCAGAATGGCGTACAGCGTCTGGTCGTTGTCCTGAATCCACTGCACTCCCTTCATATCCAGGGACGGCTTCATTTCGATAGGCCAAAATTGTTCGGGAATAGCCAGCTTGGTTTCTTCCCACTTTTCCCAGTCCATGCTGGTATTCAGCGGGGCCTTGACGGTGACTTTCCAATCGCCGTCCTTGTACGTTTTGCTGCCTTCCGATTCATGGCCGGTTAGCGACTGAATCTGTGCAGCCAACTCCCGGCGCAATTCGGTGGCGCGACTTTCTTCGGCCTTGGCTTGTGCGTAGGCACAGGCCAGTTGGGCGAGGGTCATCATGCGAAACTTCCTTCTTCGTGGAGTGGATTGCCTTCCCGGTCTTCACAGCATTCGCAACCGGGATGGAGGGGGTCGCGGCAATCGGGATGCCGGAATAAGATGTGCTGGTACTGGCGCTCAAATGCCACGTCCAATCGCAGATCGCGGATAAAATCGTCTTCGTCATCGCTGCGGTAGGGGTTCATGTGGATACCCCTGCATTTCTCGTTGCCGTGCGGCGGGAACTGGTGAAATGGAATTGCCCACAATGTTGGCATTGGTAGGCATGGCCGCCAGGTTTAGCCGGGACTTTGTGGCTGCGCTTGGCGGCACCGCTGGTCAGCATGTTCAGGACTTTCCACGCGG